CTTTGCAACCAAAACCTAATTGACCTGTGAATGGGTCAAACACACCGCTCTCAGCTATAGAATTTACACAGTTGTCACCTGTTGGGCTAACAACCCTAAAGGCACCAGACGGGTCTACAAATTTCAAATATCTAACCCCACCTAGTTCTATGGTAGCCTGTTCAAACGTGGGACTTGGGAACGTTCCCGCTAATCTCCAGTTACATGTTGCAAAATTATTACAATTTTCGTTCGGGTCTTCTAGGTTACTTATACCTGGCGTACAACATATTTTACCTCTGTTAGAGAGCCAGTATATATTTCCACCATATGTTGATATTACAGTTCTGGCGTTACGTATTACTTCAGGTAGCAATAAATACTCATTAATCGGTAAAGAACTGACTTCGTAATAATCTAACGGTACACCATTTCCGTAATCCTGAGTCTTACAACACACTGGGTGTACATACGGTGTATCATAAGTCGTAACGGTAGCTCCTTCTACATCTGTCAATACAAATTCATACACATAATAATCATCGTCTGATATGGTAATATTAGAACCTGTTTGCACTGGTGTATCACAGACAATTGTGGCCGCAGAATATATCACATCTATTTTAAGACTACTGTCGTTCGTTGCTATATCACAGCCACATGCGGTGAATTCATCTATCGGTTTTGGGTCTGGAATCAAATTTGTTTCCAATACGATACAGTCTGATATGTCAAAACCTTCACTACTTAAATCAACGAATGTAGCCCCAGTGTAGTTATTCAACGTACCTTGGTTATAGTTTGTGAACAAAGTTGTTGTTCCCGTCAATATCGTTTCATTTGTTACGGTAACGGGTGTAAAATTAGGTATAAGCCCTCTGAATTGGTCGATATAAGACTTCCCACCATCATAAGGTCCGATATGAGGATTATTACCATATAATTTATATATACTAGCATTAGGGCCACCAGTTTCTTGGTACCAACCACCGTTCTTTTGAAAATACATTTCAGGTGTATCGGCAAGCGTCTTAGGAAAGCCTTCTGAATCTATATTATATAGAGATAAATCACCATCTAAACCGTTTAATACTATGGCATCTTGTACCAAATTAGCGTCCAAAGGTTTTTCAGCGACATATACGTGTTCATTAAATACCATTAAACCTGATGGTGCGCCTATAAATTTTGTCAAGAACTCTAAAACTTTTCTATGACCCTTTGATTTCCATATCCAAGGTGAATTCATTATTATTCTCCGCCACATTTCGTACTCAGACTCAATTGGTGTATACCCTCTAGTAAAACCAGAGTAGGTGCTTCTAGATGTTGACACATAATTCTGTAACAGATTGTTCTCCAATATGCTACTAACCAAATCCCACCCTATTGTTCTAGCGATGTTCTTAAGTACGATGTCTGGTGTATTATTTACCTTATCATATGTGACGGTATTAGCAAATGCGATGCCGTCAATATATCGTTTGATATCATCATAAGCCCTTCCGTATATTCGCAAGGTCTTTTTCATCTTATCATCAGTCGGCTCATCATCACTTAAATAATTTATTGCAACTGAGTCGAAATCACTAATAGAGTCACTGACTAAGAATCTAACAATCAAGTCAGACCTAGTTATATCAGAATTTTCAGCAATATCAATCAGTTGACCAACATATGTATCATAATCTAAAGTGTCGTAATCTAAGTTATACCCGTCCGTAGTTGGCCAAGTTAGTGTCGTAGTCTGAAATAGTTGCGTACCATCTTCACTCTCTACAGGATACCTTAAGGTTACTGTATATTGCGGTATTTTTAACGTATTTAATAAATTACCCTCAAAATCATTAAGACCGTTAAAGAATAAATCTCTTTGAGTTTTATTAGGTTTTATATGGTACACTACATATTGGTCAGTAGTATTACCCGTATTACTAAATGGGTTACCTTCTACGATAACGGTCAAAGAACCAGAATTAGGTTGCGATAGTGGTACGAAACCAATTAGTGCGTACTCAGTATCATTAAAGCCCACGACATACTCGCTATAATTAACAGTTAGATTACGTAAACCATTACTTTCGTTAAAAGTTCCCAATATGTTACCATTCAATAAATAATTTATACCATATTGGTTGTTTATTGATAAATTAGGTACGTTGAACGTGGCCCTATTCGAAATTGGGTTATACTGATAATTGGTCACAGTATATGATACCAATTCGGAACCATCGGTAAGGGTGACAATTGGGTTCATATATATTGACGCAGGCCAATTTATTATGATATTTTCCAAAGAAACTCTCATAAACTCTGTCGATGAGCCGAAATACGCATGCGTCAGTAGACTGGATGGGTCTAACCTTAAAATAGCGTTAGCGTTCTCATTCAATAGACTATAGACATTCGATTCGTTGACGCTCAAGTCATTTAAAGTGAAGAACTGACTGTATGGTCCTAAATTATAATTAAAAATACTAGACGGATCGATGTTAGTAGTAACAACGAAATTGCCAATTGTGAACAATGGTGAGCCGCCATTGGAGGCGAACTGATTACCCACCAGATCTGGCGAAAAATTACGGTATTCTATACCGTTTTCATAAAATATTTTCTGTGCATAGCCCGCAACCTTGATTCTACCATTTGCCATTAGATATTAGTTATATTATCAAACGTTTTACTGAAATCAATGTTATTACGTTCTTCCCGAATTTCAAACAGAGGTTGTCCTGTGAACTGATCTTTAATCTCATACAAGTTGTACTGTTTATAGATATCATTATTGAAATTGTATATGGTGTAGATACCATCTTCAAGACTTTTGCTCTGATTTCCAAATAACCCATAAGCCAATGTCTCAATATCATGCTCAACCATTTCGATTTCAATCATCAAAGGATTGAAATAAGTGTTGGTTATGATGATTTCTTGATTCGGTTGACCTATGAACGGCAATACATTGGGTTTTACGCTCGTTGTTGAGCTTGGTGATACCGTACAAAATACCAAAGTTGAATTGTCGTTAAAATTATACCGTATTGCTTTTTGACTACTGTTGGTTAGATTTTGATTGACTGGCTCAGCTCTATTGTTTGATGTTACAACTTTAAAGAAGTTTCTTATCTTAACATCAGATGTATTTGTATTAGTATTCAGATATTCAATCCTATAACCAATTAAGTTATTATTTTCAAATTTATTCACATGTTGTTGTGGTATGTCGGCCAAATCGACCAATATTCCTTTGATGTCTGGAAAAGCTGATAGTACGCCGCAGTCAACAATTCTAGTCCTGATTTCAACAGGTTTAATCATTATTGTGTATATTCCTCTCTGATTGAATTGGGCAACAGGTAGCCTTAGTGTATACATTCCACCAAACACCTCAAATCCAGTAGTTACATTAGATTGTATCTTATTGGGGTTATCCAATTGCAACAATACTAGTGCTGGATCTAATTGGCTGACCGTAATGTTTCCAATACTATCCCTGCTCGGAGTATAGTGTACCCAGACTTCGCAGTCTTCTGGCCTAACATCTGATGGCCTGTTGATTCCGTAAACACCCGTCGCCATTTTTTTTTCTTTTAAATACTAAAATTATAATAACCGTTTCCGTATTCAAGTAAAGCGTCTAAACTCCTTATCTCAGATAGTCTGAGATGATTTTCGAATACTGTTACTTGACCTCTATCTATAAATACATCGCTTTGAATTTCTGGTTCGCTTACGATGCCTAATAAGTATTCTCTTCTGATATAAGCGTACAGTTCGGTATTGGTAGCATTCCACCCTTCACCTACATATCGCATTTCAGTTTTTGGCAAATAACTTACATTCCCATCTAAGTCGATAACTTCATAAGATTCATCATCATATGTCCTGTATCTAATACCAGTAGTCTGACCATCAGTACCTATCAATAAGTCAAACGGTATTTCACTTTCGGCATCGATGGCGTATGTGATTGGGTTAGTGTTCTGAGTTACCCTAGTTACACCTGATATTGGTTCACCAAAATAATTTATATAGTTTTCACGCTCAACATCGAACCCAACTATATATGGATTGAGTTGACTGTATGTTCTAACCTCATCTAATTTGTCGTTGGTGAACCCTGTCACTAATCCAGCTGATTGCCACCATTGACTTATGGTAGCACCAGAGAATCTAGTATATGGGTAGGCTGAAATGTTTACGGGTGACGCTACCAACATAGTCGGAGTTATTCCGAACATAAAAGGAAACGTGATACCGCTGGCCGTAAGGTCAGATATTAAATTGTTTATATTATATGGTATTACTGCCATAGTTTATAGTAAATATCATTCATTGGCATCCAAGATATAGTCTATACCACCCGTACACCCTTCAGATGGTAAATTGGTATACCTTATCCACACCAATGGTGACGTTATAGGTTGACAGCCTTGAGGAGTACCTATTGGACAACATATTGAACTTAAATACCCTATATTATTAA